CTGGAGGGTCACGAAAACTACGCTACGATTAGGTAGTAGAATAGTTGGTAAATGCATGATGGGTTCAACATCAAACGCATTAGATAAAGGTGGTGAAAACTTTAAAAAATTATACTATAACTCAGATGTTACTAAAAGAAACCGCAATGGACAGACTCGCTCAGGATTATATAGTTTGTTCATACCTATGGAATGGAACTACGAAGGATACATTGATTCTTATGGATTACCTGTATTCCAAAATCCAACAGAAAAAATTTATGGACCATATGGTGACAGAATTAGAGACGGAGTAATAGATTATTGGAACAATGAAGTTGATGGATTAAAAGATGATCAAGACGCTTTAAATGAGTTTTATAGACAGTTTCCACGTACAGAGCAACATGCTTTTAGAGATGAAACAAAACAAAGTTTATTTAATTTAACAAAAATATACGAACAAATAGATTACAACGAAGAAGTTAAAATGTCTGGACTTGTAACTCAAGGTAGTTTTCAATGGCGTAATGGCGTAAAAGATACAACAGTAGAATTTATGCCAAATAATAACGGTAGATTTAAAATAAGCTGGATACCAGATACTAATCTACAAAATAGAGTATTAATTAAAAATGGTGTTAAACATCCTGGTAACGAACATATAGGTGCTTTTGGCTGTGATAGTTACGATATATCAGGTACTGTTGATAGATTAGGTTCTAACGGCGCTTTACATGGTGTTACTAAATTTAGTATGGAAAACGCGCCGCCTAATAGAATATTTTTAGAATATGTAGCAAGGCCGCAAACTGCTGAAATATTTTTTGAAGACGTGTTAATGGCATTAGTATTTTATGGTATGCCAATATTATGTGAAAATAATAAACCAAGACTTTTATATTATTTAAAACGTCGAGGGTATAGAGGTTATTCAATGAATAGACCTGATAAAGTTTGGAATAAATTATCTGTTGCAGAAAAAGAAATAGGTGGTATACCAAACTCAAGTGAAGATATTAAGCAAGCTCATGCTGCAGCTATAGAAAGCTATATAGAAAATTATGTAGGACAATTAGGTGATAACTATGGTGATATGTTTTTTAATAGAACATTAGAAGACTGGGCTAAATTTGATATAAACAATAGAACTAAGTTTGATGCTTCAATAAGTTCTGGTTTAGCTCTTATGGCTTGCAATAAAAATTTATATAAACCAATACAAGAAAGAACAATAAAATCAATAAGCCTTGGAATTAAGAAATATAATAACAAAGGTGTTAGATCACAAATAATATAATAATGATTAACAAAGCTATTAAAACCGCTTTCCCTAGCCAAGCTGTTAGTGATGCAGAAAAAATGTCGCAAGAATATGGATCTAAAGTCGGTAAGGCTATAGAGCATGAGTGGTTTAACAACAGTGGCGCTTATAGTAGATATGGAAAAGCTAGAGAGTCTTTTCATGGTTTAAGATTATATGCTAGAGGTGAACAATCAATACAAAAATATAAAGATGAGTTATCAATAAATGGTGATTTATCATATTTAAATTTAGACTGGAAGCCAGTGCCTATCATACCAAAGTTTGTAGATATACTTGTAAATGGTATGGCTGATAGAGCCTATGATATAAAAGCATATTCTCAAGATCCTTTTTCAATGAAGAAAAGAACTGATTATATTGAAGGTATGATTAGCGATATGATGGGTAGAGATATTAAAAATCAAATTAAAACAGAGTTTAATATTGATACATTTAATAATGATGAGTCAGAAATACCTGAGTCAGAAGAAGAGTTAAATCTACATATGCAGCTTAGTTACAAACAAAGTATTGAAATAGCAGAAGAAGAAGCTATTAACAGCATATTTGATAAAAACAAATACGATTTAATTAGAGACAGATTTAATTATGATTTAGCTGTTATAGGTATTGGTGCTGTTAAAAGTTCTTTTAATAAAGCTGAAGGAATAAAAGTAGAGTATGTAGATCCAGCGGATATTGTTTATTCACCTACTGAATCACCATATTTTGATGATATATATTATATTGGTGAAGTAAAAGATATATATGTAAACGAGCTTAAAAAACAGTTTCCAGAATTAACTGATGAAGAGCTAGATGAGTATAGAGGTTATTATGGTTCATATAATACAAGTTCTAATTATAGAGATAAATCAGACGATAACAATGTTATAAGAGTTTTATATTTTGAGTATAAAACTTATATGAATCAAGTATTTAAAATAAAAAACACACCAACTGGCGGTAAACGAGCTTTAGAAAAAAGTGACACGTTTAATCCACCAAGTAATGAAAGCTTTGAAAGAGTTGATAGAGCTATAGAAGTTATATATGAAGGCGTAAAAGTATTAGGTAGTGGAAATAAAATATTAAAATGGGAGCTGAAGAAAAATATGATGCGTCCAAAAGCTGACACTACTAAAGCAGTTATGAGTTATGCTGTAGTTGCGCCTAGAATATATCAAGGTAGAATAGAGTCATTAGTTAGCCGTATTACAGGTTTTGCAGATATGATACAGTTAACTCATTTAAAACTACAACAAGTAATGGCTAAAATGGTACCAGATGGTGTTTATTTAGATGCTGATGCTTTAGCTGAAATAGATTTAGGTAATGGTACTAATTATAATCCGCAAGAAGCTTTAAACATGTATTTCCAAACTGGTAGTGTTATTGGTAGATCAATGACACAAGATGGTGATATGAATAGAGGTATAAGACCAGTTACTGAAATAAACTCAAGTGGTAAAAACGGTAAAATAGCTTCTTTAATACAAACGTATAATTATTATTTACAGATGATGCGTGATGTAACAGGATTAAATGAAGCAAGAGATGGTAGTATGCCTGATAGCAATGCTTTAGTTGGTTTACAAAAACTAGCAGCTGCTAATAGTAATACAGCTACTAGACACGTATTAAGCTCTAGTTTATATTTAACTTTATCAATGGCTGAGTGTATATCAATGAGAGTATCTGATGTTATAGAGTACTCACCAACTAGAGAGTCATTTATAAAATCATTAGGTAAGTTTAATGTATCTACATTAGAAGAAATGGCTAATCTACATTTACATGATTTTGGTATATTCTTAGAACTAGCGCCTGATGAAGAAGAAAAACAAAGACTTGAAAACAATATACAAGTTGCTTTACAAAGTCAACAAATAAATTTAGATGATGCTATTGATATACGTGAAGTTAAAAATTTAAAGCTAGCTAATCAATTATTAAAAATAAGGAGAGTTAAAAAACAAGTTGACGATCAAGCATTTAAAGAAAGAAACATAAGAGTACAAGCTGAAGCTAATGCTGCTGCATCAGAAAGATCAGCTGCTGCTGAAATGCAAAAACAACAAGCTTTAACTCAATCAAAAGTACAAATAGAACAATCAAAGTCTCAGTTTGAAATACAAAAAATGGAAAGAGAAGCTGCTATTAAAAAAGAGTTAATGGAGCTAGAGTTTCAAATGAATTTAAGATTAAGACAAGCAGAAGTTCAAAGCATAAAAGAAAGAGACAAACAAAAAGAAGATCGTAAAGACGAAAGAACTAAGATACAAGCAACTCAACAAAGCGAGTTAATTGATCAAAGAAAAAAAGATACAGGACCTAAAAGTTTTGAATCAGCTGGATTTGATAACTTAGACGGTTTTGGCCTAGAACAATTTGAACCTAGGTAATTTACTAATTATATAATATTATATCATGGAAAACACTGAAAAACAAGAAGATGTTATTCAAGAGGTAGAAACAAAACAAGAACCTGTTGAACAACAAGTTGAAACTGTTAAAGAAGAAATATCTTATAAAGAAATTTCAAAAGACGGTAACGTAAAATTAGATTTAGGAAAATTAAAACAATTTCAAGAAAATGAGTCCACTGAAGAGCAAAGCACAGATGAGGTATCTGTTCGCGACGAATCCAACACTAGCGAAGAAGTTTCTGAAGAAAACAAAGAAGAGCAAGTTGAAGAAATTACCGAGCAGAGTGAGACGCAAGAAGAAGTAGTTTTAGAAGAAGTTACTGCAGAAGAAATAGCTGAAACTGAAAAAGTTGAAGCACAAACAATAATTGAAGACCCAGTAATTGAAGAACAACAAGTTGAGCCACAAGTTCAAGTACCAGAAAACTTACAAGATTTAGTTAAGTTTATGGAAGAAACAGGTGGAAGTTTAGAAGATTATGTTAGATTAAATGCTGATTATTCAAATATTGATAACAATACTTTATTATTAGAGTATTATAAAACGACTAAACCACATTTAAATATGGAAGAAATAAACTTCTTAATTGAAGATAACTTTCAATTTGATGAGGAAATTGATGAGCCAAGAGATATTAAAAAGAAAAAATTGGCTTTCAAAGAAGAAATTGCAAGAGCTAAAAAGCATCTTACTGGTTTAAAAGATCAATACTATAAAGAAGTCAAGTTGGGTTCTAAATTGACTGCAGATCAACAAGAAGCTATTAGTTTTTACAATAAATATAACCAAGAGCAACAAGCTTTAAGTAAGTCACAAAAAGCTAGTGCAGATCACTTTAAAAAAGTAACCGACAATGTTTTTAACCAAAATTTCAAAGGTTTTGATTTTAACGTAGGCGAAAAGACGTATAGGTTTAAAGTTAATGATGTGCAAAATACTAGACAGTATCAAAGTGATATTTTAAATTTCGTATCGGAGTACGTTGACGAAAATAATATGATGAAAGATGCTAAGGGTTACCACAAAGCTTTATATGCTGCTAAAAACATAGATAAAATTGTTAAGCATTTTTACGATCAAGGCAAAGCTGATGCTATAAAGGAAACTACAATGAAAGCTAAAAACATTGATATGTCTCCAAGATCAGTTGCACCTGTTGTAGATGCTGGTGGTTTTAAAGTAAAAGTTTTAAGCGGCGATGATAGTTCTAGGTTGAAATTTAAAATTAGAAAATAACAACTTAAAATTTAAACAAAATGGGATTTAATACGTCTTTAGGTTTAGGTGGATCATTTTCACTAAAACCAATGCCTACTCCTACAGTTAGCGACACTAACTATATTGATTTTACTAGTTCTACTACTGCAGGCTGGGCACAACAATATCTACCAGAGTTGTATGAGCAAGAAGTTGAAAGATACGGAAACCGTACAATTAGTGGATTTTTACAAATGGTAGGTGCTGAAATGCCTATGAGTTCTGATCAAGTTATTTGGTCTGAGCAAAATAGACTTCACATCGCTTACAAAAACGGATCAGGTAATGATTCAGTAGTATTAGCTACTGGAACAGGTGTAGTAACTTTAGGTTCTAACTATACAAACGCTGTAAGAGTTGGAAACACTGTTATTATTACTGATAATGCTACTGGACTTAAAACTTTAAAGTGTTACGTATCTGCTGTGTCAGGTCAAACTTTTACAGTTAAAAGTTACAAGCAATCAGCATTAACAACTGTCGTGTCTGATGGTGGTGCTATCAATGTATTTGTATATGGTTCTGAATTTGCTAAAGGTACTGCGTCTATGTCAGGTGAACTTAAGCCTCAGTTCCAACAGTATAACAACAGACCAATTATTATTAAAGATCACTTTAAAATCTTTGGTTCTGATACTGCACAAATCGGATGGGTTGAAACTACTGATGAAGCTGGACAAGTAGGTTTTTCTTGGTACTTAAAAGCTGCTGGTGAAACTAGATTAAGATTTGAAGATTATCTTGAAACTGCTATGCTAGAAGCTGAAGAAGTAGTATCTGGTAACTTAGATACTTCTGTATCTGATGCTGATGGTACTCCACAGTCTGGTATTAACGGTTCTGAAGGTTTCTTTGCTGCTGTAGAATCAAGAGGTAATGTATTTGAAGATTTAGCTACTTTAGCTGATTTTGATTTAGTACTTAAAAACCTTGATAAGCAAGGTGCTATTGAAGAAAACATGTTATACATGAACAGATCATTAGCTCTTACTTTTGATGATATGATGGCTGGATTAAACGCTAACTATAACACTGGTGCTTCTTTTGGAGTATTTGAAAACAGTGCTGATATGGCGTTAAACTTAGGTTTCACAGGACTAAGAAGAGGTTCTTATGACTTCTATAAGTCTGACTGGAAATATTTAAATGATGCTGCAGCAAGAGGTGGTTTCGGAGATATCTCTGGAGCTTTAATTCCTGCTGGTACTTCAAGTGTTTATGACCAACAATTAGGTAAAAACATAAGAAGACCTTTCTTACACGTAAGATATAGAGCTTCACAAACTGATGACAGAAGAATGAAGTCTTGGGTCACTGGTTCTGTAGGTTCTGCTTCTTATATTGGAGATGACATCATGGAGGTACACTACTTATCTGAAAGATGTTTAATTGTTCAAGGTGCTAATAACTTTGTACTATTAAAAGAATCATAGTAGATTAAATAATAAGGCGGTGTAAAAGCCGCCTTATAAATAATAAACCAAAAACTATAAACTTAAAAAACAAAAAAATGGAAGAAAGATTTTTAATTTTTATTGACGCTGCTGATGACGCTGCGATGTATCCAGTTTCAAAAATTCAGTCTATGACTGTAGCTTCTGATGCAACTATACTTATTAAGTTTGCACCAGGTAGCCTTGGAGATGGACAAGCTGGTAGTGTTGATGTTGTTACTTTAACTGTAACATCTAATGAAGAGCTAAAAGTTTTCAAATCAATTGCTGATGCAATTAGTGGAAACAGTTTTAAAAGCAATGGATATGTAGTAATCGCTGATGATGTTAATTCATCTTACGTTGATTCTGATATCACTGCTTGTGCAATTGCGCTTGATGCGTAATAGCAATACATATTAAACCAAAGGCGTCTTAATGGCGCCTTTAGGTTTATTTTTAACTATTTAATTATATTATATTATGGCAAAAAAGAAAAAAGAAGTATTGGTAGAAGAGCCAGTACAAGTTAAGGCTCAAGAGCCTGTAGCTCCTAAATGGGAGATGAAAGACAGAAGTTATTATTTGCGAACTGACGGTGAGCCTTTAACTTATGTTTTACAATCAAAGTCTACAAAAAAGAAACCATTACTATGGTGGGACGAAGAAAAAGGTTATAACAGAGAAATGCGTTATGCTAGTAATCAAAGATCTATATTTGTAGACGAACAAGACAATACGGCTATATTAGACCATATTGTTTTTGAAAATGGTACTTTATTTGTACCAAAAAATAATCAACCGCTTCAAAAATTATTATCATTATATCACCCTAAAAAAGATATAATATATGCAGAAACAGATACTGTTGCTGAAGCAAAAGAAGATTTAGTAAGTATTGAAGTTGAAATGCAAGCTTTAAATACAGCTGTTGAATTAGAAATAGATCAAGCAGAAGCTATATTAAGAGTTGAGCTTGGTTCTAGTGTTGATAAAATGAGTTCAGCTGAAATAAAAAGAGATGTGTTTATGTTTGCTAGAACAAACCCTGTTTTATTTTTAGAACTTGTAAAAGATGAAAATGTAATGCTTAGAAATTTAGCTATTAAAGCTAAAGAAATGGGTGTTATAGTTTTATCACAAGATCAAAGAAACTTTACTTGGGGTTCAACTGGTAGAAAATTAATGGAAGTACCTTTTGATGAAAATCCATATAGCGCTTTTGCTTCATGGCTTAAAACTGATGAAGGTGTTGAAGTTTATAAATCAATACAAAAAAGAATAAACTAACAACTAATGATCACGGCCCTTTAATTAGGGCCTGTGATTATAATAAAATATAAAATGGCGATATCAGTAGATAATGTATACACTAAAGTATTATCAATACTTAACAAAGAGTCTAGAGGTTTTTTAACGCCTGGAGAGTTTAATAAAATAGGTTCACAAGTACAACTTGATTTACTTGATAAAGCTTTTTATGACTATAACAGAGCTATATTTAGACAAACTGCAGGTAGAGGCGGGGTTGGATACGCTGATATACCAAAAAAAATACAAGATAAAATCGATCCTTTTTATGCTAGCTCTAGCATAACATTAACTAGCGGTGTAGGAACTTTACCTACATTTTACAATATTATAAGTGTATCTACAGACAGTAGATTAACTGATATAGAAAGAATAAATAAATCTAAATTAAGCTTTTTATTATCTTCACCGTTAACCGCTCCATCAACATCTTTTCCAGTTTATTATATAACAGGTAGTACAATAACAGTTAATCCTACTAGTTTATCTAGTGTGCAAATGGATTATATATCTGTACCAAGCGATCCAATTTGGGCAAATACTGTAGATTCTACTACTGGTGCTTTAACTTTTGACAGTGCTAACGCTGTTGATTTTACATTGCATCCATCGGAAGAAGTTGAATTAGTATTAGGTGTATTAAAATATGCTGGTGTTGTAATAAAAGATCCATCAGTATTACAAATGGCTAGCCAAGAAGATAACATTAAAACACAACTTGAAAATTAATATAAATGGGATTATTAGGAACAACTAGTGAACAAACGTATTACGAAGGCGATAATCTTGGTAACTACAGATATACTTCATTAACAAACATTGTTAACAACTTTATGATAGCTTATGTTGGTGATGGTAAATTAATAGATCATGTTGCTAAATCTGATGTATTATTTCATGCTAAACGTGGTTTACAAGAATTTAGCTATGATGTTTTAAGAACAGTAAAATCAATTGAAGTTGAGATGGGGCCTTCATTATCATTAGCAATGCCACAAGATTATGTTAGTTACGTTAAACTTACATACATAGGTAGTGATGGTGTTAAAAGAATTATATATCCAACAACTTTAACTATAAATCCTGTACAAAATCCAGCTCAAGACGGAGATTTTGAGTATATATATGACGACGCTGGTGACGTAATTGAAGGTGATTCATATACTGAAGAAAAGTGGAAAAATTTTGATACTGACAATATAACAGGTAATTTAGCGTCAGAGGATGATTATTATATTGGTACTGATGAATATTTAAGTTATATTGGTGGTAGAAGATATGGTTTAGAGCCTGAGCATCAACAAATAAACGGTTATTTTACTATAAACGAAAGAACTGGTAGTTTTAACTTTAGTAGTGATTTATCTGGTAAAATAATAGTATTAGAATATGTGTCTGATAGTTTAGGTACTGATGCCGAAATGAAAGTACATAAATTTGCAGAAGAAGCTTTATATAAGCATATTGCTTTAGGTGTATTATCTGCAAAAAGAAATATACCTGAATATATAGTAAATAGATATAAAAAAGAAAGAAGAGCATCATTGAGAAATGCTAAGTTAAGATTATCTAAACTTAATTTAGAACAAATGGCTCAAATAATGAGAGGACAAAGTAAACGTATAAAAAATTAATAAATTATGCCTGAGATTAAAAATAATTTCATACAAGGTAAAATGAACAAAGATCTTGATGATCGACTTTTACCTAATGGACAATATAGAGACGCTCAGAACATAATAATAACAAAGTCTGATGATTCTGATGTAGGTGTTTTACAAAATGTAAAAGGTAATTTATTACCATATGAAAACAGTGTAAATATTATTGCTAGTAATCCTAAAGCAGAAGTTATAGGTGTTTATGTAGATAATCAAAAAGATAGAGTTTTTTATTTTGTCACAGATAGAAGCACAGGGGTTTTATCTGATTTAGTTGGACCTCCAGGCAGCACTGGTAATCCACTAGCTGAAGCTTCGTCTTTTCATGCAATATATTATTGGAGTCAATCAGATGGCAATGTTACGCCTAAAATAATAGTTAAAGGTAGTTTTTTAAATTTTTCAAAAGATTATTTGATAACAGGTGTAAATATGGTAGATGATTTATTATTTTTTACAGATAATTTAAATCAACCTAGAAAAATAAACGTACAAAAAGCTATAGATAATCCAGCTTATTATACTGATGAGCAAAAAATAAGTGTTGGTAAGTTTGCGCCTTTTTATCCTATAAGATTGTTAGATTCTACAAATAGCTCTACAATGTCTGAAGACTCTTCTATTGAGTCAGACTTTTTAAAAAATCAATTTGTAAGATTTAGCTATAGATTTAAATATATTGATGGTGAATATTCAATTATAGCGCCTTTTACACAAGCTGTATTTATACCAAAAATATATCAAAACAATGCAACTGGATTAACAAGAGATCAAATAACTAAAATATTTGACACTTCTGAAGTTGAAGAAATGGTTAATTTTATTAATAAAGTTGTTTTTAAAATACAATTACCATCTACAGCTTCAACAGTTATAGAAGACAATGCTATTGAAAAAATACAAATACTTTCAAGAGTTGACGGTGATTTATCAGTTAGAGTTGTTGATGATATAGATGCTCAGTCTGCTTCAATATCTAATGGTATATTAAATTATACATATAAATCATTTGAGCCGTTTAAAACGTTGCCAGAAGATCAAATAACAAGGGTTTTTGATAATGTACCTTTACGTGCTAAATCACAAGAAATAGTTGGTAATAGAGTTGTTTATGGTAATTATACTGAAAACAGAAACTTAAACAACACTGTGTTAGATTTTGATGTAGATACTTCTTTAAAAAACGCTGTAACTAGTACTGAAGATGATTATTTATACAACGAATATAAATATCACTCAGTAAAACAAAGAAGAAAATATCAAATAGGTGTTGTTTTATCTGATATATTCGGTAGACAAACACCTGTTTTATTACCACAAGCTACTTCAACAAAAACTTCTACAGAAAGATCGTCTGTTTTTGTTCCAGCTAAAGATCCTTTAGTATTTAGTTCAAGAGTTTGGGATGATTATGCTAATAATTCTACAAACGAAACTAATTGGGGTGATGTTTTAAGAATAGTTTTTAATCAACCAATATCTAACGCTTATAGTTCTAGTAATCCATACGGCTGGTATTCATACAGAATAGTTGTAAAACAACAAGAACAAGAGTATTATAATGTTTATACTACTGGTATGGCTAAACAAGCTACAAATATAGGTTTTATAAACTTAAATGGTGACAATGTTAATAAAATACCTAGAGATGTTACAGATGTAAGCAGAGAAACAGGTATTGCTGGTAGCGAAGCAAGAATATATGCAAAAGTTATAAACTATAATACAGGTACAAATTTTGGTTCTTTAATGTCAAACAGCGATTTATTTGATGTATTAGAAATAGGTACTGGTACTGAATTTGGTTTTTCAACTAGCGAAGCAACTCTTGTAGATGAAGATAAAGGTTTGTTGTTAGCTAAATTACCTGCTGATCAAACTAATTTTCCAGAAGTTGGATCTAAGCAAGGTCAAATAGCTATTTTTGAAACAGAACCTTTTAATTCAAAGCTAGATATATTTTACGAAACATCTAGTGCTGGTTTAGTTTCAGATTTAAATACAGCTATAACAGCTTCTTTAACTGGTATAACTAGTATAACAGCTACACTGTTATTAAATTCAGGTGGAACTGGCTTAACAGAAGCAACTACAGCTGGTAGTTTAATAGCTGAAGTATTTGCAAGTAATGATTCAGGTATACAAAACGCAACTATAAGTTTAGTTTCTGTATTAGATTCTCAAGGTAACAACGTTACTAGTAGTTTTTCGTTTAACGATGGTGTTGATGATAATAAAATTAAAACAGTTGATGAGTTTTATTATGGTTTAAACGGTGAAGTTTATTCGTTTAAATTTACAACTAATTTTGCGAGTGAAGACTTTACAGAAGTAATAGATATATCATTGCAAAATGTTATACCAAGCATTACTTTAACTAATAATCCAATATTTATAGAAAATATAGATATACCTGTTGGAACATTTATAGCTTTAATAAAAGGTTCTAATGGCAGTGTTAAAGAAGGTTTCCAGTTTTCAGGATTAGAGTTTCAATTAGCTAATCAAACTAATAACGGTGGTAAATACGCTATATCTGCATCTGGTAATTTAACTAATATAACCGCGCTTACAGGTGGTCAATCAGACACAATAACTATAAAATTGATAGATTCAGACGGCATTACAGAACAAACTGCTACTTTAACAATAAATACAGGTAGTAATCAATATAGTCAATTTTATACATCTTCTGTAGGTTATAATAGCACTTCTGCAGCTGAAAATCAAGCAACAACTGAATTAAAATATCATACAGGTGTTGGTAATACACCTATAGTTAATGATTTTGTATATAAATACTTTGTAAATCAAAATTTATATCAACCTTTTGATACGCAGGGTCAATTTTACACTATGAGTGAAAACCCTAGTAGTTCTGCGGTACCATCTTTTAAAACAGATTCAACAGGTAAAGTTACTGAAATTAGCACGCAGTAAACAAAGCGTTAAACATGTAATATAAAATAAATGGCTTATACACTAGAAATATCTTATTTTAACTCGGTTATTTTAAAACCAGAAGCTGGCGTAGCCCAAGCACCTAACTTAACAACTGGTCAGCCTATTACATTAGATGGTAATAATTCAGGTGACTGGCACGTTGAAGAGTCAAGAATAAAAGGCGCTTTTAATGAAGACTCAATGGGTTTTGGTGTAAAAGCATTTATAACAGATGAAAATTATAAATTAAACCACAGGTTTAATGCTATGATTTATTCTGGTATATTTAACACTAAAACAAACGTTAATCAAACGAATGAATTTAGCACAGCTGAAGCTATAACAAGAGCTGTTGACGCGGCTGATGGTAGTATACAAAAGTTATATGCAGAAGATACTAATTTATTAATATTTCAAGAAGATAAAGTTAGTAGAGCATTAATAGACAAAGACGCTATATTTACAGCTGAAGGGCAAAGCTTAACAGTATCAGGCGCTAAGGTTATAGGTCAAATAGTACCATATTCAGGTAGATTTGGTATAAGTAAAAATCCTGAAAGCTTCGCAGTATATGGTAATAGAAAATATTTTTCTGATAAAAACAGACGTAGTATAATAAGATTATCGCAAGATGGTATAACCCCTATATCTATGTATGGTATGTCAGATTATTTTAAAGATAAATTAAGTATTGTTGATAATGTTTTTGGCGTGTTTGATGAACATCATAAAAAATACGTTATATGTTTAAAAGATTACAGCAATACTGAAAACAACGCTACAGTAAGTTTTGACGACAGTAATAATGGTTGGATAAGTTTTTATACTTATACACCTAATTTTGCTTTTAGTTTAAACTCTAAATATTATACATTTAATAATATTGATTTATACGAGCATTATGCAAACGAGGTAAGAAATACTTTTTATGATCAAGCATATGTAAGCACTGTTGATTTAATAGCTAATCAAACACCTTCTATTGTTAAAAACTTTCATACAATAAATTATGAAGGTAGTTCTGGTTGGAAAATGAACTCATCTATAACTGATTCATCAGACTCTGCTTTTACTGTTTTGTCAGATGATACTGCAACTGTAGCTTCAACTATACCTGTAAACTTTGTTAGAAAAGAAGATAAATATTACGGGCATTTAAGAAATAATACTAGTACAAATATGACTGGACAAGTTGTAGGTATAGATGTATCTGGTATAAAAGGATTTTTTACAAAAGTACAATTAGAAAACAATAAAACAACTGCTGTTGAACTATTTTCAGTTTCACATGAAGCAGTATTTTCATCAAATTAATAAATTATAAATTATGGCAGCATTATCAACGGCAGCAGTTGCTGGTATTTCAGCAGGAGTTCAACTTATAGGTGGGCTAATAGGTGGTGGCAGCGCGCGTAGAGCTAGAAAGCGTGCAGAAAGAAGAATGCGTGAGCAACAAAGAAGACTAGATCAAGCGTTAGCTAATAGACAAGCTATTATAAATCCTTACGCTGGTATATCTGATTTAAGCGGTTTAATTAGTAATCCATTTGCTAATTTACAAGTTGCTACAGAAGCAGCTGAGTTTCAAGCAGAAGAAGCAGATTTATCATTAGCTAGCACATTAGATACATTAAGAGCTACTGGCGCAGGCGCTGGTGGTGCTACTGCTTTAGCGCAAGAAGCTGCAAGATCAAAAAGAGGTGTTGCTGCTAGTATTGCGCAACAAGAAGCTGCAAACGAAAGAGCAAGAGCTCAAGGTGAAGCGCAAGCTCAACAAAGAAGATTAGCAGAACAACAAAGATTACAGTCTGCTGAAGCTTTAGGTGCTGCTTATCAATTTGAAGCACAAGAAGCAAGATCTGTTGCAGATATATCAAGATTATCTGGCATGATGCAACAATATGGTCAACAAGCAATGGATGCTTCAGCTGCACAAGGAAATATATTTGGAAGCGCTTTAGGTAGTATTGGAAACATAGCAGCAGCTGGAATAACAGGGCAGGCTAGCATAGAAGCTGCAAGACCAGTTTAATAATAAATAAAATTAATATAATATGTCATTACCAGTTATAAAAGCAAAAACATTTGATTACGGCAATTATGCTAGACCACAGCAAATTAGATACAGAAGTTCTGCTGAAGGTATAGCTAGAGGCATGCAGCAAGCTGGTCAAGCTATATCGTCTGCTATTTTAACATCTGCTTCTATAAAAGCTGATGCTATAAAAGCTAAGAAAAAATTAGATGATGAGCTAACGATAAACCAAGATAGACTTTTAAGCCAAGTAGCTTCTCAATTAGGTGCTGATTTTGCTAAAAAAAATGAAGAAATAATAGCAAAAATGGTTGACGATTATGTTGTTATGCCTAATGATAGTAGAGAGGTTAGAAATCAAAAAATATTAGGTTTTCAAAATGAGTTTGAAAAATTAAAATCAATAGCTGATTATCAAAATAGTGATAATCCGCTGCAAAACGATGCTGATTTAGTTGCTGGTAACTCTTCATCAGATTATTTTGCTCAAGGAGCTATTAGAAATGGTTATGTAGAGCTTGATTATGATGAAGAAAGTAAAACAATAAAAACTTTTATACCTAGAGTTAATTTTGACGGTAGTAAAGCATTAAGAGGTATTGGTGCGGCTGCTGGTATAAGTTTTGATAAAGAAGAAGTTGATGTTTCAGATATAATATCAAGAAAAATAAATCTTAAATATGATTCAGTAAATGATATTAGAGAAGCTGGTTTAGAATTAACTCCAAAACAATTACAATCATTAAGACTTACTGATACTAGATTTAATAACGCTATAACAACATCTGTAGCTGATAATGGTCAGATAATTACAAGTTATGATCCAGTTAAGTTAAAAACACTTTTATTAAATGATGAAAATCCAACAGGTTTAAATAGAAGAGTTGATAAACTTGTAAAAGATAAAGCTGAAACTATATGGGAAGAAAAAATTAGATTTGCTGGTGATAAATCTTTAGGTGATTTTGACGGATCTGACGAACAAGTTGACATGGTAAAAGAGTTTGTAGTAGATGATTTAGTTAATTATTATTCAAGATCTGCATTGTCAATAGAAACACCTAAAGCTCAAAGCAGCACATCAACAGGTGGCGGTGGTGATAGCTCACTAATAGCTCAAAACTTTTTTAATGAATATTTAAAAGGCATTAAGCTTTATAATGATAGTATAAAAGCTAATGATGATGAAATAGATATATTGCCTTTAAGAGGAGTTTTTAGATTAAAAAATCATAATAGATTAGGTTTAATTGTAGATGTTGAAAGTCCTAGAGAAAGAGAAGGCTCAAGTGATAATGATAATGTACTTATATTTAAGTTTAGAAAAGGAGATAAAACTTTTGAAGAAAAAGTAGACTTAACAGATAAAAATGAGTTTGATAACTTTATTAGTGAAATAGGATTTGTTGATAGCGCTACTGCTAATCAAAAAGTTATAGAAGCTATTAAATTACAACCTAATATTTTTGGTTTAAGCGAGCAAGAGCAAGCTATAAAAACTATACAAGATGCTGAAGATGAAATAACTCCAGAAACACTTGATTTAAAACAAAATTTAGTTGAAGATAGACTGTTAGAAACAAATAGAGAGTTTAGACAGAGACAACTTAGAGATCGATAATATGCCAATAGAATTAAACGTTTTAACTGAAAAACTCCGTGAACAAGGCAAAACAAAAGATGAAATAAAAAGTATTGTAAAATACTATGATGATTATGTTGAGCGAGATGATTTACTTAAAAAACAACAACAACAAGAATTAGCTGATGAAGAAGCTGCTGATAGATCTGTTGTTGGTTCTATATTAGCTAGAACTGCTAGAGGTTATATTGATATAGCTAAGGGTGCTGCAGCTGTTCAAAATAATATTATTTTTGCAGCTACTAATGCGTTTAATCCTGATTTAACAACTGAAGAAAAACAGATTTTAAAACTAAAGTTAGATGCTAGAGGTTTAGGTCTTCCTGGTGGAATAAGCGTTTTAGCTTATGATAAAATAAGAGAAGATTTAAATAACCGCATAAGATTAACAGAATCATCTACTATTTCAGAGTCTATTGAAAAAGGTAACTGGGCAGAAACCGCTGAGCTAGCATTAGGTGGTTTTCTTGAAACAACTCCTTCATTATTAGCTGCTGCAAGTGGTTATGGTGGTATTGCTTTATTTGGCGCTAGCGTTGCTGGTAATAAATTTGATGAAGAGTTTAAAGCTAATCCTGAGCAAAGTATACAAAATCTTACACTTAACGCTCTTGGTACTGGTGCTTTAGAAAGCACGTTTGAACTAGGCACAAGACGTTTGTTAAAATACACTGGTTTAATAGCTAATAAATCAGGTCCTGAAGCTGCTAAAGAATTTTTAAAAACAGGTTTTATAAACGTTGCTAAGAAAATGGGTGTAGCTGGTATCGGTGAAGGTATTGGTGAAACAGCTACAGAGCTATCTGTAATGGGATTAGATGCTGTTACGCTGGGAAAAGATATAGATTTATTTGCAAAAGAAACTTTATATAGACTAGGTGATTCTTTTATATTAGGTAATATAGTAGGTAATACTATAGGTGCTGTTGGTGGTATTAATTCTGCTGCTAGAAATAGAGCTGAATTTTTATTAACACCTATTGATGTTAAACAAAAAATGCTAAACGTTGCTGATGAAATATCTAAGTTAACTAAAGATTTAGCTAATACGCAAACAGAAGAAGGTAAAAAAATAATATCAGATAAAATAAATAAATTAGAAAATAATTTAGTTAGAGCTAGATCAGAAGTTTCAAAAGGCTTAAATTCTTTAAATCAAGAAGAATTAAATACATATGCTAAAAATCAAGACGAAATAATAAAGCTGCAACAAATATTGTCTAGTAATGATCCTGATTTAACAAAACAAACTGCTGAAGAAAAAATAAAAGAATTACAAGATCAAAACTATAATTTATTTGTAAGCGGCGCTAAAAGACATTTAGCAAAAAATATTGAAACAATAAAACCTGCTGCTCAAAAATTAGGTGTTGAAATACAAGAATTTAACACTGCGGAAGACTTTGCAAAAGCTACTGGTCAAAGCGCTGATATTGATGGCTTTATACAAGGTAATAATATTTTTATAAACAACCAAGTTGCTTCGCAAAAAGACGCTATATCTGTAGGTTCTCATGAATTATTACACAGAATTATAGGTGATAAGTTAACTGATAGAGATACTAGACTAGAACTAGCCAATGGTTTAATAGAAATATTAAGAGAAGAAGGTAATTTAGATGTAGTTCAAAAACGTATAGATGATAGCTATAAATTAGATGAAGATGGTAATGAAAAAGCTTTTGAAGATTACGCTGAAGAGTATTTTACTGTTTTTTCTGATGCTATAGTTAAAGGCGATATACAGTATAAAGAAACTGTTTTTCAAAAAATATTAAACTTTTTTAATTCTTTTGTAAATAAATTCACCCCATTTAAACAAGCTAAATTTAACACAGCTCAACAAGCTTATGATTTTGTAAAAGATTATTCTAAAAATATACAAAAAGGTGTAGTAACAGAGCAAGCTATAGATCTAGCTGGGCAAGCAACAACAGAAGTTAAAGGATCTGTAACTCAAGCTGATAGAAAAGCTTTAGGTAATCAAATAAAAGCTTTAGTGCCAGAAGGTACTACTAAACAACAATATGATAGTCAAGTTATTGGCGATGTGTATAATGACTTAGTAATTGGTGATAGATTAAATGGTGTAATTAGAGGTCAATTAAATAGATTTGGTGTTACCGGTGATAATGTATTTGGTAAACCTATAAATAATTTTGTAGAAGATGTTAAACAACAATTGTTTGAAAGAAGTTTAACTAGGTTTAATCCTGAAACAAACAATGATTTAGGTGGTTTTGTTGTTAGTGAATTACAACAGTTTAGAATAGGTGATGTAGTTAATAGATATAGAAGAGAACAAGCTGGTAGTTTAGATATACAGGCTGGTGAAACTGGCTCTATAAGAACACCTGTAGCTGATGAAGTTGTAGATGTAGATACTGCAGAAGCTCCAAGATCAGAGTTAAAGCAAGGTTTAAGAGTTGATGGTGAGCAATTTGTTGATCAAAAACTGGAAGATGAAATAGAAGCTAATACTATTGAAATAGTAGAAGGTGTTACACCTGAAACTAATGATAAAGATTTTAAAACATTTGTAAAAGACGCTGCGCAACAAAAATCGTTTAAATCTGTTAAAAATAAGTTAAAGAACTTTGAAAAGTTTTTAGAAGATAATATAGATGTTTTATTTAGTAGTAATAATCTACCTATTGCTACATTAGTGGCTATGGAGCGTAGAACACCTGCAGCTAATAGAATATTTACAGGTGAACCTACTAGATTAACTACACAAGCGCAAATAGATAAAGCTATTGATGAAGGCGATTTTTATGTTGAAAATGAAAGACAAGGGCCGTCAAAATATCCAAGAAAAAAACCTACCATAGAAGAAGTTAAAAAGTTTTTCTTTGATGTAGGCGCTAGTACTAAAGGAACTAGAAAAGATGGTTTAGTAAACGCTATATCATTTAGTTTATTTAGAGACATAGTTCCAGGTGTAATGAACAGAGCTGATATAGTACAAGAAGATATAGCTAAAGTATCTGCTAAATTAGTTGTAGATCCTACTATAAAGTTTAGTAGAACTAGTGTTACTGAAAGATTATCTGATAAAAATCAAGCTGATAATGTTATTTCTACTATTAAGGACAAAGCTATTGATAATCCTAACAAAGATTTAGAAATAATAATAGACGAAGAAGTAAATAAGTCTAATAAAAATTCTGGTATACAATATGAAAGAAATACTTATAAACAAGCTAGATCTGTAAAGAATAATCAATTTAAAGTAACAGGCGTACAAACTGAAAAAGGTGGAGCACCTGATTTTCAAGCTGAAATATCACAACAACCATTTAACGTAGAATTAAAAAAGAAAACAGCAAGATACAGTAGCGTTTCTGCTAAAATACCTGGTGAAAATTATGAATTTACTTTTGCTAAAACATATAGTTTTAATAAAGATTTAAATGAACAGCTGCAAAAAACAAAAAAAGCTTTTGAAAAATATAGAAAAAGAGCAGAAGAATTAGGTCAAAATATGTCTGATTTTAATAAAGGTATTATAAATAAAAATATTTATTTAAAACTACAAGAAGAAGGTCTTCAAAAAGCAATAACAACTTACTTAGAGTTAAATCAAGATATAATTAAAGAGTTTTATTCTAATAAAAAACCACCAATAGATTATATACAATTAGAAGAATCTGGTTTATATTATTTTGAAAATAATGATTTAAATTTACCTATACCAAAATTAGAGTCTAAAGTAAAAGTATTTACAGGTATAACTACATCAGGAACAATATATAAAAACATAGATGGTAAAAAAACAGATACTGGTAATCGTAAATTTTTATTTAGAGTTACACCTGTAGAATTATTAAATTTTAAAACAAAGTCTGAACACAATATAGATACAGCGGAAGGCATAAATAAATTATTAAATACTAATGAAGTTAAACTTTTAGAGCAAAAAAATAAAGCTTCTAAAGTTGTTGATAAAAAACAGCCAGCTATAATAAAGCATAGTAAATCTAAAAGTTCTAATAAAATATTAAATGATTTAAACAATTACGATAAAGCTTTGCGTAATGCTAGAGATTTAAATGCGCCTAAAAAAGGTATAAGTATATTTGATTTTGACGATACACTAGCTACTAGTAAAAGTAAAGTAATAGTAACTGTACCAGAACAAGTTCAAAAAATAACTGGCACTGGTAATGCTGTTAAAGTTATAAATACAGTTTACAAAGGAGTTGTAGATTTAATAGCAAAAAATAAAAAAATAAAAAGTATAAACTTTAGCTCAGACGCTGCTGAGTCTAGTAGAATTAAACTTTATAATACACTAGCTGATAAATTAAAAAAAGATTTAGGTTGGAGTTTAAATTTATTTGAAACTACAAGTTTTGGAAAAAAAGAATCAGAAGATTTTACTTTAACAAAACCTAAAGAACAAAAAGATATAAAAACATTAGGTTCTAATTTAAATTTTACAGAAGATACTGTTGGAAATTTTAAATCTTCTTTTGAAATAAATAATAGAACTTACAACGTATCATTAGATAAAAAAGGAGAAGGAGATTATGAACTTAATTTTAGTCTAATAGGTGAAGGCAAAGGAAAAACTTTTAAATTAACACCACAACAATTTGCTAAACAACATAGTGATTTAGAACTTCAAGGTGCTAAATTTGATTTTACCGAGTTTAATAAAGTTGTTGATGGTAAGCCTGGGCCTTTAGTTGCTAAAATTAAAAAAGCTATAGATAAGTTTGGTAATAAAGATGTTTTTATATTAACAGCAAGACCACAAGCGTCTGCAAATTCAATAAAAGCATTTTTAGACGGCATAGGTATTAACATACCTTTAAAAAATATTACCGGTTTAGAAGATGGTACTCCGCAAGCTAAAGCAAACTGGGTTATAGGTAAAGCTGGTGAAGGTTATAATGATTTTTATTTTACAGATGATGTATATAAAAATGTAAAAGCAGTTCAAGATGCATTAGAAGTTTTAGATGTTAAATCAAAAACTAGATTAGCTTATAGTGATAGAGTTAAAAAGCTTGATAGAGATTTTAATGATATAATAGAAGCTAAAACAGGTATTGCTGCAGAAAAAGAATATAGTCCAGCTAAAGCGGCAGTAGTTGGTGCTAATAAAGGTAAATTTAATTTCTTTATACCACCATCTGCAGAAGACTTTGTAGGTTTATTATATAACACGCTTAGTAAAGGTAAATTAGGTGACAGTCAAATGGCGTGGTATAAAAAGAATTTACTTGATCCTTTTGCTAGCGCTATGGCTGCAATATCAAGAGAACGTATAGCTTTAATGGACGATTATAAAGCGCTTAAAAAACAATTAGGTATTGTTCCAAAAAACTTACGTAAAAAAATACCAGATGAAACTTTTACTAATGAACAAGCTTTAAGAGTTTATATATGGAATAAACAAGGCATGACAATTCCTGGTTTAAGCAAAACAGATTTAAAAGAATTAACTGATTATATAGAAAATAATTCTGAGTTAAAAGTGTTTGGTGATGAGTTAATAGCTATAAATAAAGCTGAAGGTTATACTGCTCCTACTTCTAGCTGGTTAGGAGGTACTATAACTACTGATATAATGAGAGGTTTAGGCACTACTAAAAGAGCTAAACATTTACAGCAATGGCAACAAAATGTTGATATTATATTTTCAGAAAAAAACTTAAATAAATTAGAAGCTGCAAATGGTAAGGCTTATAGAGTTGCATTAGAAAAAATATTACAACGTATGAAGACTGGTGTAAATAGAAGTTTTACTGGTGATACTAAAACCGGTAAGCTTGTTGACTGGTTAACAAATAGTATTGGTACTATCATGTTTTTTAATACTAGATCAGCGTTGCTGCAAACTATATCTGCTGTAAACTTTATAAACTTTTCAGATAATAATATATTTAAAGCTGGTAAAGCATATGCTAATCAAAAGCAGTTTTGGAAAGATTTTATGCAATTAATGAACTCTGATTTTTTAGTTGATAGACGTAGAGGTTTAAGAATAAATGTAAACGAAGCAGATATTGCTAATATGGCTAATCAAGGTGGCGCAAGAGGCGTTGTTAGTAAATTGTTAGAGTTTGGTTTTTTACCTACACAAATAGCAGATAGTTTTGCTATTGCTTCAGGCGGCGCTACGTTTTATAGAAATAGAATAAATACTTATAAAAAACAAGGTGTTTCTGATCAACAAGCGCAAGAACAAGCATTTAATGATTTTAGAGAAATAGCAGAAGAGTCGCAGCAGTCTAGTAGACCAGATCGTATATCACAAGAACAAGCTGGTCCTCTTGGTAGAGTTATATTAGCTTTTGCAAATACACCTGCTCAGTATGCAAGATTAATTAAAAAAGCTGCTCTTGATCTTAAAAATCGTAGAGGAGATGTAAAGACTAATATATCTAAGATTATTTATTACACGTTTGTTCAAAACTTAATATTTAACGCTTTGCAGCAAGCAATATTTGCTGTTGGTTTTGGAAACATAGAAGACGAAGAAGATGAAAAAGAAAAATACACTAATGTTGCTAACGGTATGTTAGACTCATTGTTAAGAGGTATGGGCTTAACAGGTGCTTATGTTTCTGTTGGTAAAAATATGATAATGAGAGTCATTAAAGAGCAAAAGAAAGATGATCCTGAATATGAAAAAGTTGTTGCTGACTTTGCTAGATTATCACCACCTATATCTTCAAAATTTTCAAGACTACGTCAAGCAGGTAGAGCTTTTTCGTGGGAAGAAAAAGAAATGCGTGAAAAAGGCTTTGCAATAGATAATCCAGCTTTACAGGCTGGCGCTAATGTTATATCAGCAGCAACTAATATACCTATTGATAGATTAGTTAGAAAAGCAAATAATGTTAATACAGCAGTATCACAAGATTTAGAGTTGTGGGAGCGTTTTGCGTTATTAGGCGGTTGGCAAGACTGGGAATTAGGTATAGATGATGAGCCTGAAAAATCAAAAGAAAAAGCAGGGTTTGGAGAAACCAAGCCTATTAGAAAAGTAAAAAGAAGAAAAAAAGAACTAATAATAGATTAAATGAAAAAATTAGCGATAGTATTATTTTTTACGTTGAGTATTACTAACGCACAAATACAAGATGACAAAAAGCTACATTTTGCAGCAGGCGCAATAGCTAGCAGTGTCGGATATGAATATGTGTATAGCAAAACCGGAGATAAAAAACAAGCTTTAGCAGCTGGAATATTAACATCTATGGTTGCTGGTATAGGTAAAGAAGTTTATGATTCGTTTCAGCCGAAAAATAAATTTGATCAACATGATGTAGCAGCTACTATATTAGGTGGTGTAACAGTTAGTTTTGTTATAAAGCTTGATGCAATAAATTTTGGTAGCGAAGCAAAAAGAAAAAGAAAAAACAAAAAAAACAAAAAAAATGAAAAATGAAAAATATTTTAATTGTCCTATTTGCGGCGGTATTTGCGGTATCTGCTAATGCTCAAGAAAAGAAAAAAGGTAAATTTTTTAAATCTATTTATGATGAACTATTCAAATATGGTACATTATATGTAGCAGGTGATATAAAAAATCCTAGAGAAAATCCAAAAGATTATTTTGTAAGAACTAATCCTGATGGAAACTTATATACACCACCTGTGGTGGTTGATGGTACAGACTATTATGACTTTGATTATCGCTATGGTTTTGGTATTCGTAAGATCGCTAGGTTTGATTATGAAAGAAAAGCTAAAGAATATTACAACGGGACTGAATCTAACGTAGCTATGACAGCTCCTAACTCATCTATTAAAGGTTTGGAATATGTATTTCATACAGAAAAAGAAAGATCAAGAGATGAGATATTTAAAAATCACCGTTATTTCGTAAAACATAGTGGTAAATACCATATGGTAAAGCTTGAAAGTAGAGCGCAAGGTAAAGTTGATTTTAAATACAAATCAGCAGAAGTTAGAGCTAAACTACCTATTGGTAAAAAGTTTAGCTTATCAGCAGGTGCTATGTATCGTACTCATGAAAGAGCTTATGGATATAATCCAATTGAAATATGGTTAAATGAAACAGATAATAACGGCTGGCCAATTAACTATTGGTATCAGTTAGGTTATAACTATGGTTACACTGATCAATGGGTAACTATTAATATTGATGGCGAAGAAGTATTTGATTACTATTGGTATGATCCACAGGGAAACACAGTGGCTTATACTGATTTACAATTTAGAGACACTATATTTGAGTCACTTATTAATCGTTATAATAACGAGCAATGGGATTTATTAGACCCATTTGGTGTAGTGTCACCTGTTGTCGGTTTTGACTTTTATCATTACAAGTCAAACTTCTGGCTTCACGCATATGGTTCTTATTTATTACCATATCATAAGTATGTTGAAGGTGATGTTGATTTTAGTTATTTAAATAGAAATAACTGGGGACTTGGTGGATTAAGACAAGACTCTGAACTTGAACAATGGGAGGACTTTCAAGCTGGTATAAACTTTGGTTGGAAATTAAACAGATCTATTGGTGTATTTTTTGAAGGTGAATATACTAAGTTCTGGGATAGTAGAATATATAACGGATCTGTAGGATTCAACATAACACTTAGATAAAATGGCAAAACAAATAGGTGAAGATACTAAATTAACTTTAGATTTAAAAACAATAGGAATGATAGTAGGTTTTGTATTAACCTTAGCGGGTATGTGGTTTGGTTTAAAAGCTGATATAGCAGAAGCTAAAGAACTACCAGTTCCTGTAATCGATAGAGTTGAATATGATTTGAAAGACGAATTAATACGTCAAACAATTATGGATACTCAAGAAGATGTAGAAGAAATAAAAGAAACTATTGATAAAATAGACGAAAGATTATACGATATACAAAGTAAACAAAGATAATGAAATATTTAAATATAATTTTACTATTAATTACATTTAATACTTTTGGACAAGAGTTTATTACTGATGATAATTTTGATAGTAAAATAAATCAAAAACAAGCGTTTGGCGATGATCAAACAAAGCCTGTTATTGTAGAGTTTTACGCTAAGTTTAACGATGCTAATAAGTTTGATGATTGGGATAAGTTAGAAAACGTTGTTTATTATAGAGCAGATATAGCTGCGTGCCCAGCTGCTAAAAAGAAATATAAGGTACGCATGGCGCCGACATTAATTATATTTAAAGACGGTATAAAAGAAATCGTTTTTAAAGCTGGACTAGATTTAATGTTACCGGCTGAGTTAAATGAAATACAAGAAGCAGTTAATGAGGTAAGCACTGCTAGTCAATTTTAATGAAGAAAAGAAAATTAAACAGTACAAATCCTAAATATTATCCAGTAAAACAAGAAGAGGTAAAAGAGAGAAAAGATTTAATAGCTACAATACGTAAGGGTAGAAATCGTAACATTAGAGTATACGCTGTATTTAGCGAAATAGAATAATATGAAAATAAGTGATAACATAACTTACGCAGAAGCAATACACTCAAACACTGCTAAGCGTAGAGGTATAGATAATACACCTAATCCTGCGCAAGTAGAAACAATGAAAGTTACTGCAGAAAAAATATTTGAACCACTAAGAAAGTGGGTTGGTGGACCAATAAAAGTTAATTCGTTTTTTAGATCACCTGATTTAAATGAAGCGATAGGTGGATCAAAAACTTCTCAACATTGTAAAGGCCAAGCTATTGATATTGATGATGTATTTGGATATAAAACAAATGCAGAAATGTATGCTTGGATAAAAGAAAACTTAAACTTTGATCAGATGATTTGGGAGTTTGGTACAGATATGAATCCTAACTGG